GAATTGTCATAATTAAAAGGTTATTATACTTCTTTTGCAATAAAAGTGTATACACCGTAAGCAAGGGCTACCCAAGCTACTAAGTCAACAAGTCCACCTAGTAATAGGTAGGATAATGATAGGCCGACAATAAGTCCACCGTCCCAAGATGTGCGTTCTGCCCATCGGTCCATTAACCATGCTTTTGCTGTATTTAACATATTCATATAGTTCTCCTTTATATTTTAAAGTTGGCAAAGGTATCTTCCGAATCTCTATCGCCAAATTTATTTATTGGTTTATCAGGAATTGGGTCTGACATAATATCTGCCTGAGCCGATTCCTCTACATCATATAGTTTCATGCGGGAACGGTCCACACCAATCACAAATCTTTTGTATTTGGTAGGATCGTTATAACGATTTTTCAATTGTTTTACCAACATTTGGCCAAGTTCCTCTAGTTCCTCTGTTGAAATAAGAGCGAACATAAGGTCTGCCGTAGCTGGTAACCCAAATGATTCAGATGTATCCTCTAGTCCGACATCGGTATTTGAATACCCAGACCTTGTAGTCTGTGTTGCCGATACTATTGGAACATTGAATTCCACAGCCAAGCCACGCAATTCCTCTGCGATAGCTTTTATGTATGAATAACTATTTATACTCCCTCCAAGCCCACGCATGCGGCTAGAGGAACAAATATTTAAATAGTCGATATATATCATATCTGGCTTAAATGCTTTTTTAAGTTTTAATTCGTTTAGTAATGCTCTGAAATGTCCAGTATGAGCAGAGCCTGTAGGATATTCCTTAATGATTAGTTTACCTATAGAGGCTTGAGCAATTTTCTGTATTTTAGTATCAAATGCATGTTTACCAATCCTCTGTAATTGTTCGATAGGTAAATCCATTAGGTTCGCATCGATACGCTCTGCGATTCTTTCTTCAGCCATTTCCATGGTAATATATAAAACATTTTTACCTTGCTGTAGGACCGATGCGGCACAGTGACACATAAATAAGGATTTACCGACACCAGTCCCTGCAAGAGCAATATTTAAAGTTTTATTGGGTAATCCACCCTTTGTTATTTTATTAAAATAATCCAAATCAAAAGGCATTCTTGATTCTTTTTTGTTATAGAAATCAAATCGTTCATCGGAATCATCAATATAATCATGACCTATTTGTTGGTCAAATGAAACACCGAGTGCTTCTGATAGTATTTCTGGTATGGAACCTTCTGTTCGTTCACCATCTCTACCATCAATAATACCAATTGAATCCATTATAGCATTATGGACTGCTCTATCGCGACACCACTTCTCTGATTCTCTAATTAGATATTCAGTATCAATGTCTGATTTGGTTGATATTTCATTGATTAATGTAGAAGCATTATTTAATACATCATCTGGTGCACTTACCTTTCGTAACTCTAATTGTAATACCTTAGAGGTTGGTAAGTTATTATGCTGATGTACAAATTTAGTTATAAGGTCAAATACAACCTTATGTGTACCTTCAAAGTATTCTTTCCTTAAATATGGTACAACTCTTCTGCAATAGTCCTCATTGTTGAGGAGATGATTCAGTATGTGTGTCTGTAGGTGATTCGTTATTTCCAATTCCAATCCTTGCTAATTTATTATCTTGTCCCCATTCTAAACTGTCGGTAATAATATGTTGTAATACAGCGCCCAGATAATTTTTAAACTCTTCTGATTCATTGAGTTTATCAAAATCATGGTCGCCGGGGTCTTGTATATTAAATGTAAACCCAAGTGTCGCCATATCAAGTTCAGGGGATTCTTTTATTGATACAGTTCCATAAACAACTATTGCCTCTTTGTAAATTCCTGTTTTTAATAAAACACCATGGAATTCCGAGTTAGGATTCTCTACAATAGAATAATCCTCATTAGTTATATTATACACTATTCTACTCCTCTTGTAAAGTGCTTTCTAAATCTATTTCAAGCATTGGTTTGTGGCCAATTGAATAGTATGATTTTACAAACTCTTTAAAGTCAGTACCTTCAAAGATAGGAGTCCAGAAAGCTTCTGTTACAGTATCTTTTTCTCTGACCTTCGGGTCAATTATTTCTCCAGTGTCCTTGTTCACTGCAGCATACCAGCCCATTGTTGGTTTTACTACATAGCCACCAGCCATTGCTACCTCTAATAGTCCAGAGTATTGAGCAATACCACCTTCCCATGTAACACTAATAGGTACTTTAGATTTTTCTTTTACAAACCTTGATTTTTCTACATTGATTACAAAGTCATATCCTTGGATATTAGTACCTTTTTTGACCTGTCTCCTACCAATAATCCAAATGTTATCAGCAGAGTAATAGACTTTGGAAATAATCCAATCTCTTGATAAGTATGATTCACAGCAAGCAAAGGGATGTTCTTCATAGTAAGATAAGGAGTGACCATTCTGAACAGTCCCTTCAATGCTTTAGCTCTTGACATATCTGCAACTGATTTTTCATTCAGTGCATCTTCTAGTTCTTTTTTCGATGCGAGGTTACCAATTGAATCAATCACTACAACAACTTTATCGTCGCGCTCTAGGTTATCCAATTGACCAACCAAATCAAATTTTAGTTGTTCGACATCAACAATAGGAGTATGTAATACTCTTGAAGTGTCAATACCAAATGATTCAAAATAAGATTGGGGTGAGCCAAACTCTGAATCATAAAATAATAATACAGCATCTTCATGTTCTTTTAAATAAGCACCAGCCATTAATAAAGCGAATGATGTTTTGAAATGTTTACTTGGGCCAGCCAATACTGTAAGACCAGAGGTTAACCCTCCTTCCATATCACCAGATAAGGCGACATTAATCATAGGTACATCAGTTGTCACTACATCTTTTTGTGTAAAGAATTCTGATTTATCTAATTGTGATGTAAATTTGATTTTGCTGTTTTTCTTCAGTTTGTCCATTACTGACATATTATCTCCTCCTTCTAGGATTATTCATTGCTTGTTCTTGCATTCTTAATTTTCTTGTACGGCCTATAGCTTCAGCCATTTTTCTTTTCCTTTTGGCAGCAGGTTTTTCATAGAATTCTCTTTTACGAACCTCTTGCACAATACCTGCTTTATCGCAGGCTTTACGAAACTTTCTTAAACCAACATCAAACGGCATTGGTTTGGGTGGTTTCCTATCCTTCGGATGTCTATTCCGTGGTGTTAAATCGATACTTGGCATTATATTTCTCCTTTTATTACTCTTTTTCTCAAATCACTTGTAGAGAATCTGTGTTCTCTTTTATTAAAATAGAATTCGATTCCTCTTTTCTGGCATATATCTTTACCAGTGAAATCAATATCTCTATACTCTTGTCCCATAATTTTTACATCAATATCGTACATTGATAAAATATCTCTTAGTTCATCTTCTGTATTATATACTAATATTTCGTCCACATATCTGATTGCATGTAGTTGTGCTTGTCGTTCGACAATATTCTGAATTGGTTTATTTTTTTCTGGTCGGTCAACTGATGGGTCATTTTGTAATGCACAAATTAAATAATCACATGCAGTTTTTGCTTCTCTTAACATGGCAACATGACCTGAGTGTAAAAGGTCAAATGTTGAAGCTGTAATTCCTACTTTTGGATTTTTCATTACGAATAAAAGTCCTCGATAAACTTAAATGCAGTTTCCTTATCTTCTATTCCTATTTGGAAATGATTCCTAACACCAACTTCTTCGATATCGGTAATGCCTAATTGTTCACAGAAGGTATATAATTGTTCCTTTCTAGTTTCCAATACCTCGTCTCTTGCGTGTATTTGAACCTTTAGTGATACTTCATCGTCAGTTGTAATCTCTAAAACTGGTTGCATTTTATGCGATGTATTAAACTCTAAAAGATGATGATGTGATTTTACAACAAAGACATTTAATCTGCCTTTAAATATATCATAATTTTCCACATACCAATCTGGTAATACCTCGAAATTATCATGTTGACTTCTTTCGAATTCATTAAATAGTTCACTCATTTTTGCCATAATAAAACACTCCTTATAATGTCCAGAGACTGAGTTATCTCTTGGGTTGTTATTTGCTATTAAATATGATTCAAGTAGAAAAGATTGCCAATCCTTTTTCTCTCCAAACCGTTCAAGGTTTCTAGCAATAATGTATAAGTTATCAGTATCGTATTCTTTACTACCGACATGAGATAAAGCTCTGTTGCCATTGCCTTTTCCAATATATACAAATTTGCCATCTTCCATATAACCATATACATATTGCCCTAAGGTTTCCCAAAAGGCTCCAGGTATAGCGTTATAATCATTTTTAAACATATGTGCCTATTATACCATAAAGCGGACCAAATGTAAACACGTTATTTAATATATTTTATTCCTTTTTCGTTTAAAGCTGCTCTATTCCACATATGACCTTGCTTTGTATCGTCCTTGGATTGCCCAAGATATGGAACGGCGTGGTGGTTATCAATCATCATTTGATTGACATTACCGGCGGCATTATTCATTAACCCTTCGTCTAATGTGTATGGGTCTGCAATGAATATTTCTCCTAATATTCTTCCAAACTTACCTTTATCATGTGATACCAAATAGATATCTCTATACCTTTTTGAACCGGTTAAAAGATTTTTAAGAAATGCTTTTGATTGTAAACCATAAAACTTTTCTTCTAAATCACGAGTCCTAGATTCAGGAGTATCAATACCCATCATTCTGACTCTTTGTTTTT